ATGCGGTTTGACGCCCGGACGGCAAAGCAACTTTTGCCCGGTGCACATCTGAATATCGACGGTTGTCCCGGCCTTCGGCTGCAGGCGACAACGTCGCGCCGTAGCTGGATTTACCGTTACAAGTCGCCCGTCGACGGGCGCATGCGACAAATCAAAATCGGCGAATGGCCCGCGCTTTCCATCGCGGTGGCGGCCGTTGAGTGGGAGCGCCTGAGAGACGAGCGCAACGCAGGCAACGACCCGGCGCTGACCAAGCGCCAAGCGCACGGCTCTGTCGGCGTAATGGTACAGCAAGGGGATTCGCTGACAGTGCGCGATGTCTGTACGGCATACCTGGAGGGGCACGTCGAGCGCAACCGCAAATCGAAGGGGGCGGCTGAGGTGGCCCGAATGTTCAGGACGATGATCGGGGATATCGCCGAGCTACCGGCCGCTGAACTGACGCGCGAGCGCGCATTCAGCAAAATTGATTCGTTTCGCCATATTCCGGTGCAGGCGTCAAAGCTCCGCCTGGAGCTGGGCGCTGCGTGGGACTATGCGCTCGACGCCGGCCGGTTGCTGGAGTCGACTCCGAATTGGTGGCGGCAGATCATGCGGGGGCGGCTGCGGAGCAAAGGCCGGCGGATCGGGGGGCAACCCATCGGAACCGTAAAGCGATTTCTGAGTGACGTCGAGGCGGGGGTGCTGGTCAACTGGCTACCAAACTTCAGCCGTAACGTCGAGGATGCTTTGACGTTGTACCTTTGGACCGGCACACGCGGTGGCGAAATTGCTGCGATGGAGGGGACGGAGATCACCGATGAGCCGGATGGCTTGTGGTGGACGATTCCCAAGGCCAAGACGAAAAATGCGCGGCACGAGAGCGCGACAGATCTGCGGGTGCCATTGGTCGGGCGCGCGGACGCTATTGTGCGTCGACGTCGCGAGCGTTACGGCAAGGGGTGGTTGTTTCCTGCAGAGCGGGGTGGCCATATGGAACAGAAGGTGTTCGGTCAGGCCGTCCATTTTCATATGCCCTATAGTGAGACGCGACCGGAGCAGGACCGGCCGCGTCTACCTGTCGCGCATTGGGCACCGCACGATCTGCGGCGGACTGCACGCACGATGTTGGCGGCGCTCGGGTGCCCGTATGAGATTGGCGAGGCGATCATCGGGCACATGTTGCCGGGTGTCGGCGGCATCTATAACCGCCACAGCTACGATGCGGAGCGCCGGCACTGGTTGGTGAAGCTGGACGAGAAGCTGGAGGCAGTTACGCAGGCACATCAGACGTCGCCTTCCTCCGGCCGGTCCCGCAGTTAGGCGGGGGCAGGAACTCGGACGGTGTCCGTGCTTCCGCCCACTCTTCGACTTCCCGTGTAAGCCAGCCGACCCGTCGGCCGGATAACGCGCGCGGCTTCGGGAACTGCTCTTGTCGGACCAGTTTGTGAATGACCGCAGGCGAGAGCGAGATTGCTGCGGAAACCGAGTCGATGTCCAGATAGATCGGCTTCATTGCGACCGTCATGCGATGAAGCCCCCTTGCGGATCGTTGTGATGCGATTCGCCGCCAACGGCGCGATTGGTGGCGAGAAGGGATTCCAGCGCCGCAACGTGTGGTTCACCGGCCCGGTGGCCGGCGCATGCGCCGAGCGCGAATTCGATCGCGGCTCGCTGAGCGGCCGTCAGTGATGCGTTACTCGGCATGGTCGCTTCGTCATCAGGAATTGCTTCCCAGAGAGACACGACGATCTGCATAGCAGCGAAGACGGGGTATTCATCTTCGATTTCCTCTTGCGTCATGCCTTCCACCACTGAGTCGGAATCACCCAGTTCGGTATCGAGAAGGTCCACGACGCGGCGGAGTTCGGCTTTCATGCTTTTAGACATGGTTGGTTCCTTGAGCGTTTGCGGGCGGCAGGGCGCGGCCGAGCTGCATCAGTCCTGTCTCGAGCGTGATGCCAGCGGTTGCGGCCCATGTGCGGGCGTCCTGTGCAGCACGGTGGCGGGCGAACGAGCCGACCTCATCAGCCATCAGGTCGAGCAGCTCGACGTCGGCCGCGTGCGAGATTTCGGTGACCAGCGAGCGAATCTCGATGCGAAGGGCGTCGATCCGCGCGAGCCTGCCTCGGCGGGTATCCGCCGAGGCTTCGTCCATCTGGATAGGTTTGCGCCGCGCGAGCGGCGCTTCGTCTTTCTGGATTGCTTTTGCGGGCGTCAGCCCGCTGCTGTTCGACTGCGTCGAAGTACCCTTGACGCTCGCCAGTGCGAGAGCCGGGCGCTGTTTCGTGTGTTCCCGCTTTCGCGGCAGCGGACGTGGGGTAGAAAGGGCCGGGCGCGAGGTCAATTTGCGACTCCTATCGGGAACGGCCATGCGGACGCAGGGTCGAGACCGGGCTTCGCCTTCTGCGTCGGGAATGCGGAATTGAGCAACGCGCGGTTCGATGTGATCCGCCGCTTGTGCTCGATGGCCGTCAACACGTCCGTCAGGTCCGGGCGTTGCCCTTTCGCGGTGGCGGTTGAGAATTCGGTGGTCATGTCGGGGTCGGGCATGCCGATGATCTCGTTCGCCCACGCGAGAATTCGCTTGAACGCTGCTTGCTCCGACTTGGTCCGCCCGTGGACAGGTGACTTGATTGTGTCGACGAGCCGCGCAGCGCCCGAGCGAATTGCTTGAACGCGTGTCCATACTGCGCGCGATTGCGAAGATACCTTCAGAGGGTCGCTCGCGAAGCTGGTGCCGGTGTTGTATTCGATCGCATAGATCCACGCACCGGGAGCCGGTTGAGCGATACGAATGTGTGCGAGCGGTCCCTTGATCCTGTCGGTCCGCTCGGGGCCACGCAGTGTCTCGACCGGCTGGCAGCAGCCGTTCTCATCCGGCTCGGTGACGGGCCATGCTTTCCTGGCGGGGCGAGCGTCGAGCAGGTCAGTGAGTGGCATCAGCACTGTGTGAACGGCCTCGATCGTCGCGGGTGCCAGTTTTCCGAAACCTTCGTCGTGCAACACCGTCTGCAGTGCCTGCAAAAGTTGCTTTGCACACGGCTCGCTGATCTTGGTGGGCGCGGTCGGGCGCGGGGACGGTTGCGATGGCGCCTGTGCCGCGACAGGGGCGTCCGCGTCCGTCGACGGCGCGGATGCTGCGTCAAGGTGTTTCCTCGTCACGCGGGCCTTGCCGGATGCAGCGGCCTTCGCCGCGCCTTTCTGCAGCCGGTCGAGTGCCTTTTCTGCCCCGTGTTCGCGGATCTGCTCAATCGCGAGCGTGCCGGCGACTGCGCCGTCGCGAACCATTTGATGCAGTTCGACGGGGGCGCGTTCGAGCAGGCCGACGTCGCGGATCGTCTGGTCCGTGACGTTCAGGCGTTTGCAGATCGCTGCAAGGGTCATGCCGTGAATGTCGCGCAGCTCGGCGACGGCCGCAGCCAAATCAAGGGGCGACGAATGCTTGCTGTCGTTGCTGAGATAGCCGTCGATAACCATGTCAGCACGGTTGACGGTTTTGGCGTCGCGGACGACGACGGGGATCTTGCCGACGTCCTTGCCGGCTTCGATTGCCTTGCCGGCTGCGAGATAGCGGTGCTGCCCCTTGTACACGTAAAGCAGATCCTTCCCGTTGACCTTTCGCGCGTAGCAATGGAGCGGCGACCCCTTGTCGTACCCGTTCTCGATGATAAGGGTAGCGAGGTGCGTCACCCATTTGGGGTCGACCGGTCGGATGTTGTCGGCCGGGTCATAGTGGAGTTGGCCATAGGGGACCATCCACAGGTCCGCCGACGTCGCGCCGGCTGCGGCTGCTGCGGCCTTGATGTTCCCGGTCGGAATCGGTGCGGTCAGATCGAGAGGTTGGGTGCGGTCGTCCATCATGCGATCCTCCGGCGTTGAACGAGCTGTTCGAGGCGTGCGACTTCGAGGTCGATGCTCTGACGGAACAGGCGCAGATAGCGCAACGCCTGCGCGGCGGAGTCTTGCAGAGAGTCGGCCGTGACCTCGAGCGGATACAGGTGCGGGAACGAGACGGCGACGTGGCTCCCTTGGTTGCGCGTGACGATCGGATGGAACGCGGGCCGCGTGTGCATCGAGCCGGCGGTGACTGCCGCGTATGCCGTCCGTCGGGGCTTGAACGTGTCGTCGGGGGCGCTGGTGTACGTGCCGTCCGCTTGCTTGCACGGGATCGGAAGCGGCGGGGCAGCATCAGATCCGGCCAGCCAGTACACAAAGCGCAGATCGTGAGGGCGCGGCTGGCGACGAAGCAGTCCGCCGCGAGCGAGCTTGTCAATGTGCTGTGCCGCGACGCTCGCCATATCCGGGAAGTGCGTCCTGCAGACCTCGTCGGACGTCATCGCGCGCGTCAGACGGCGGAACACGTCGAGGATGCGAATGGTGAGGTCTGCGCGTTGACCTGCCGTCAGGTCAACGAACGGATTGAGCGGCTGTGCTGCATGTGCCGGTGCTGACGTCATGTTGCCTCCCGGATCGTGAATGCGCGCGGCTTACGCGGTTTCTTCGCCTGGGCGATCGCATCGGATGCTGCGACGCCTGCTGCGCGTTTCGCGTCGCGCAGGCGCTTGATGGCGGAGGCGCAGTCAGCCTCACTCGGGATCGAGATCTGCGTGCCGGCGATCTCGATCCCGTCGAGGATCATGTAAAGCGTGTGCAGGCTGTCAGGAAGGGGGCGTCGAGCGACGACGTACTTGCCGACGAGAATCGGCGTTGTCGGGCGCTTTGCGTTCCGGTCGTAACGAACGACGGTTCGGAGGGACAGTGTGTCGCGACGCTCGACGTCGAAAAGAGGCTTGGCTTTGACTTTGATTCGCGGCATGGCGGGTCTCCATGACGCCGGGGCCGCTTGCCCCGGCAGGGTCGGGGCGGTTTAGATGGTGACTCGGTAGGCGGTCGGCGGCTCGTCGGTCGGGCCGTCTTGGAACACGTTGACGGCGATGAACAGCAGGGCCGCGATGAGGGTCCAGCGGAAGATCGCAGACTTCTCAAAGTTGCTTTGGCGGGCCGGCTCGGACGGCGTGACACGGGGTGCTTGTTCGTCGCGGAGCCAGTCATGACGGGCTTCCGTGTGCAGATCGGTCGATTTCATGGCGGTTCTCCAGTTAGGCGTCAGGGGGACGCGGCTGGAGGAATTAAACATCATGTTTATTAAAAATGCAAACACCGTGTTTAATCCGCGCACGCGCGAATACCTAGCCGCCGTCCCGTTGGTTTCAGGTTTGGCAGGCTAGGCTGTTGCGTCTAGGTAGGAGTCGAGAGCGAGTGCAGAGAGGTCTTGGCACCACGATAGGACGGCGAGGAGGTGCGTCGTATCTAGGCGAGGGCGCGCGGCAACAATTCTGCCGGAGCGCGTGATAGAAAACCGTATGTCTGTGACGAGTTCGGAGTCGTCAAGATGTGGTTCAACATGTCGAGGGCGGCTCGCCCGATAAGTTGTCAAATCAACGACGTTACCGCGTCGATCCCCGTTTTTGTACTTCATTGTGCGATTGGCCCTCGGGCATCACGGCTGCGCGGATTGCGGAGCGTGAGCGTTTTGCAAACGCCGCCGCAGTCGAGCTACTTGTGCCGGCCTCAAGCATGCCCTCGAGCGCCTGCATAAGTTGGGGCGTAACGAGTCCATGCTTAACCGCCTTGGTCAGAGCGGCCACGAACGTCTTTGCGCGTTCGTTTATGTCGGGGGTGAGCTCCGGCAGCGGCCTCGATTGCTGACGGTCTTCCTGGTCGTCGCTAATCTTACCGCTGCGTAATGTTCCTTTCAGTGACCCGGCGTCTGCCATGTCGCCGACGCCGGATTTTAGCCATTCGGCTCGGCAGCCGATTGCCGCAGCTGCCTTGATGATGCCGGCCGCGGACATGCCTCGTCGCTCCCAGTTGTTGAGGAGCTGGGGCGATTCATTTAGTAGGCGCGCGACATTTGCTGGACCCTCGACGTCCCGAAGTTCCTTGGCGGCTTCGTACAGGCGCTGCGTTGTTTCATGGATGGCTCGCATAGAGCCAATGGTCGGCGATGTAAACGCCTTGTTGTTAAACGCCGCGTTTGCAATGTTAATAAACATGGTGTTTAATGTCGCCCTATGGACAAATCAGCGCATATCCAATCGGATCGGCAGGTAATTGAACGGCTCGGAGGACCGGCTAAGGTCGCCGAGTTGCTCGGTTACGAAAAGAGCCACGGCGGCACTCAGCGCGTTTGCAATTGGCTCGCGCGGGGCATTCCTGCTGCTGTGAAGGTGGAGAGGCCGGATCTGTTCATGCCGAATTTCTTCACGGCGAATCGGGCCGACTCGGGTCGTTGATTCGCGTAGCGCGTTGGATTCGCATCGTATGTGGCGGCGGATCGTGGCGACAGAATGAAACCCACCTTTTCCCAATATCCCGATGACCTGCCGATACGACAGTACCGAATGGCTGGACGTGCTCTATACGTCCGTTCGCAACACGCCCGGCGGCGTTGCCGACGCGGCGAACTATCTGACCGTCCGCCGTGGAAAGAACATCACCGCCGAGTCGTTGCGTCTGCGCTTGCGCGGCGTCGGCGACAGCCGCTTGTCGATGGAAATGTTCGAGCTGCTGGTCGAGTGGATGCAGGAGAAGGCCGAGGCGAAAGTGCATGCGCTCGATGCGCTGCATGCGCTGAATGCGCGTTTCGGCCTTGTCGCTGAACACGTCGACGAACAAGCGACCGAGGACGCGCTCGAGCCGGGCGCGATGCGTCTCGTCTCGACGGCGCTGCATCTACAGGCTCACGTCGGCCGCGTGGCCGATGACGTGACGCGTGCGCTCGAGGATCAACGTATCGACGACCGCAAGGCCGAGGAGATCATCGCGACGGGGCGCAAGGGGCAGCGACTGTTTCAGCGGCTGATTCATGCTGCCCGGAACCTCGCGAAGCGCCGTCGGCGGTGATATGGAGCGATTCAAGCCCGGCATGGGGTGTTGTCGCGTGTGGCGCGAGCAGGTGGAGTTGTGCTGCGAGTATGGACAGCAGCTAGCTTGCGCTACGACCGCGCTCACCTATCGATTCGACAACGCTCCGGATCAGGTCAGCCGGTTCCTCTCGGACCTCATATCGACGTTCCCCGATCGCCTCGCCCTGTTCCTCGCGGAAGCAGGGCGGGCCGGCAAGGTCAACGTGTTCATCGGGGTCGCCGCCCGTTCGTGTGCGGCGCTGCCTACGAAGGCGGAACGCCACGCGTTCCGCGACCAGATCGTCGGCCAGCTTTGCGCGGCCGACCTTTCCGCGTTCGACGATCAAATGTCCGCCGAGTGGCGTCGGCTACGCGGCAAATAACCGGAGACCAAAGTGACTTTGCATAGCGTCAGCAGCGGCCTGCGCCGCCGGCATTCGATGCCGCAACGCAGGACGATCGGAACCGACGTGTACAGCGCAGGCCGGAAGGCATGGCGCTTGACCCTCCATCAACGTGAACTGGAAAGGAGAATTGCTGAATGTCGTCGCTAGACCAGATCCGCGCGCAACTCGCGGCAGCCGACCATCCGTTACCGGCCGGCCACCCAATCGCGGACGGTAAGCACCACCGCTATGGTTCGCGCAAGAAGTACTGGTATCAGCTACGCGAGATTGTGAGCAAAGGGGCGGTGATCGGGTATTCGGGCACCTTCGGCCATTTCTCGGGCGATGATCCCGGCACCGAGCGTTTTCGATGGGACGGTGCCCCGTTGAGCGACGAGGTACTGGCGGAAACACGTCGTCGACAGGAAGCGATCGAGCGCGAGCAGGCCGAGCGTGATGCTCGGAAGGCGAAACTCGCAGCGAACCGCGCGCATGACCAGTGGGGCCGTGCGACCGAGCGCGGTTCCTCCGCGTACCTGGACCGCAAGAAGATCACGCCAGAGGGCGTCCGGTTCGACGAAGACGGCACGATGTTCGTGCCAATGTTCCAGTATGGCGACGACGGGCCGCGTCTGGTTGGTCTGCAAAAGATCACGCCGGACGGCGCGAAGCGCTTCAACAAGGGCATGCAGAAGAAGGGGGCGGCGTACCTGCTCGGCGACGTCGCGGCGGACGACAGGATGGTGCTGGTTGCCGAAGGTTACGCGACAGGCCGATCGATCCGCATGGCGACACGTGAAGCCTTCGCGCTGTCGGTGTGCTTCGATGCGGGCGGCATTCTGCCGGCCGTACAGCATCTGCGCGCCGCACATCCGGATGTGCACATTCTCGTTTGCGCGGATGACGACTGGAAGATCGAGCAGCGCATGCGCGAGTGGCTCGCGGAGGAATTCGCGTTCGCAGGCGAGCTGGTCTACGAAGCGTCCCCCATCCGGATCGAAGCGAAGAACACGTGGTACATGGTCGCAGCGCACAAGCGCGTCGACGAGAACAGCGTCGCATATGTCGAGGTGACATACGGCAATGACGTGATGCCGCAGCGCCGGAAGCGATTCGAGAACGCGGGCCTGAAACGGGCGCACGAAGCGGCAGCAGCCGTCGACGGCGTCAGCATCGTGCATCCGGTGTTCACGAATCGCGGCGAGCGCAAGCTGACCGACTTCAACGACTTGCACGTCGAGGAAGGGATCGGCGTTGTCGAGCGACAGCTCCAGTCGGCAATTTTGGCCGTTCTCGCGCCAGCGAACGAGGAGATCCAGCCGGCCGTGATCGACGTTCCGACCGATATGCCCGCGCTGGCCGCGTCGTCCGCTGCCGCAGAAGATGATCCGTGGCACGGTCACGAAGTGGAGAACGGCGCTCACACGTGGGAGCGGGATCTCGCGCGGTCTGACAAGGGCACGCTGCTGCCGACGCTCGGTAACGTCCACCTGATTCTGTCGAATCACACGGCATGGCAGGGCATCATTGCGCAGGACGACTTCGCTGGCCGCGTCGTCAAGCGTAAGGCGCCGCCATTCCCGCAGGGCGCTGCTGGCGAATGGACGGACATGGACGACTATCGGTGCACGCTCTGGTTGTCGCAGAAGTATGGGATCTCGGTGCGGCCGGACATCGTCATGAGCGCGGTGCTGTTGGTTGCCGATGCGACCCACTTTCACGACGTGCGCGAGTATCTGAACGGTCTCGAATGGGACGGCGTCGAGCGCGTGCGCGCGATGCCGTCGAAGTACCTGCACGTCGCCGACAGCGAGTATGTGCAGCTCGCCTTCATGAAGTGGATGATCGCGGCCGTTGCGCGCGTTGTAGAGCCGGGCTGCAAGGTCGACAACGTGCTGATCCTCGAAGGCAGGCAGGGCTGGCGGAAATCGACCGCGCTGAAGGTGCTTGCCGGTAAGCAATGGTTCACCGACACGCCGATCCAGATCGGCAACAAGGACACGTACGCGGTCATGGCCGGGAAGTGGATCATCGAACTGGCCGAGCTGGACTCGCTCAACAAGACCGACTCGTCGGCAGCTAAGAGCTTCTTCGCGACCGAGACGGACCGATTCCGAAACTTCTATGGCAAGCGTGCGACGGACGTCCATCGTCAGTGCGTGTTCGCCGGATCAGTCAACTTCGATGCGTACCTCAAGGATGAGTCGGGCAACCGGCGTTACTGGCCGCTGCGTTGCGGCGGGCTGGTCGATATCGACGGCATTGCGCGCGTGCGAGATCAGCTCTGGGCCGAGGCCGTGCACCTGTACCGCGAAGGTGTCGTGTGGCACGTGACCGAGGCCGAGCGTCCGCTGTTCGAGGTCGAGCAGGCCGAGCGCTACGAAGGTGACGTGTACGAGGACGTGATCGGCAAGCAACTGGAGTATGCGGCCCGGACGACGATGGAGGAGATCCTGCGCGATGTCCTGAAGCTCGATTCGTCGAAGTGGACGCTGCCCGAGCAACGCCGCATCGGCAAGGCGCTGAAATCCCTCGGCTGGGTGCGCAAGCGGGAATCGACGGGATCGCGTGGCTGGTTTTACGTGCGGGACGAACACGAACCGGAGCGCGTCTTGGAAGCGGTGGCTGCGGGCGATGACGATAGCCCGCTGTGATGGTTTGGCGCGCTGTGTCGGCATGTTCGGCGCGCTGCTGCGCCAGCTTTGGCGCGCTGTGGACGTCCCAATGTCCCGACGTCCCAAAGCCCGCCACGTGTGCGCGTATGTGCGTGCGACGTGCGCGACGTAGGCGGCGCATGTCGCGCGGGCGCGCGCCCCTGCAAGCCTTTTCCCTTGGGACATTGGGACGTTAGGACGTATTGGAGAGAGTCATGATCGATTTGAAAGAGCGGGCGGGTGTAGCGATGAGCGTTCGTGGTCAGTTCACCGACCCGATTGCCGATCCGAAAGTTACTTTGGGCGCACTGGCCTTTGCGAACGATCTCGGTCGGTTGCTGATCCGGATAAAGGCCGGGCCGCAGGCGACGCCTGCGATGATTCGACGCGCATCGTTGCTGTTGGCGCAGATGATCCGGACGTCGGGCCGCTTCAAACGTGCCCGCTTCACGGGCTATACGCGAGATGAGCGCCGCGATCAGCGTGCGGGGCATGCGGTCGAGCGCGCGAACGTCGATATCGTCGAGCGGTTCGCGCTTCGCTTGCTGGACGAGTGGGTGAACGACCAGTGTGTCGAGTGCGGGGGGCGCGGTGTCGTGCGTCGCGTGCGAGTCGCAACGCCGGCAGCGGAGTCGTGCATCGCGTGCGCCGGGAGTGGGCGCGTATGCGTCTCGGAGGAGCGCATCCCATTCTTCAGCGGGCGTAACGGTCCGCTGGTGTTTCGGGAATACGAACCGTGCGACGACTGCGGCGGTATGGGGCGCGTTACCACGACGCCGGCCGCAGATTCCAAGGGCCGGCATATCTGCCCCAACTGCTCGGGTTCCGGAAAACGGCCGATCGACGATGCGGGCCGCGCACATGCGCTTGGCGTATCGCTTGTCGAATATCGGCACAATTGGTCTTGGCGATTCCACGACATGCTTGCGTTGCTCGATAACGTGGATGGATCGGTGTCCGACACAATGCGTCAGCAATTGCGAGGATGAAACGTATTCCATTTCAAGAGCGGATCGCTTACACTTCGCACATCCTTTACCGCGTCACTGGATACGTGAGCGACCGCACACTCGTGTCGCAACCTTCGCCCGACAGGCGCATTGAATCGCGGGAGCGCCGCGACAAACGACGATAACTGTCTGCCGGGATCTGTTGGGAGGGCGTGCGCCCTTACGAAATGAATTCCGAAGCCCTGAGTGCGAGAGCCCTCGGGGCTTTTTGCTTGGCAGAAAGGAACTTGAAGGCATTGGCGTAGAATGCGCGCAACCAAATAACCGGGGGCGCTATGAAACGGAATGCGATTGGCTTTGCAATTGCACTGGCTTGTGTAGGTTGCGGAAAGACTCCGCCCGATCCTTCTTCGATGACGATGGGGCACAAACTTGCAGAGTTGGTATTCGACCGAAATATGGAGTCGAGTGCTCCGGAGGTAGTCGAGACGGAGCGTGTGTTGGCAGCAGCGTCGAAGGTGATGATTGAACCGGGCGACAAGCTGGCCGATCAGGCGTGGTATTTCACGAAGGAGTTGCGAAAGGATGGTATTCGTGAGTCCGGCATCGATGCTCTGGAAGTTTGTACGAGGGTGGCGGAAAAGCTCGGCGAACAGGTCGATTTCGCATCTTGTGGGCCGCACTACGTGGTGAGCCGACATAGCGGCATGTCGCATACCGACGCCACTTTGGGGATGGTTGGATTGGCCAGAGCTGCGAAGGCACTGAAATCCAAGGCGCAGCAGAAAAACTGATCTCATCAGAATTGGTGAGCGTCTATAAGCCCTGAGTGCGAAAGCCCTCGGGGCTTTTTGCATTGGGGCGCTGGAATGCGAAGCGAGTCGACGAACGCCGGGCCGTGTGAGGTCTGGTCGACATGGGATGAAGATCGAGGCATGGGGCGGGTTACCGCGCGAGGCTTCGTGTTTGACGACGCGATGGACCGCATCGTGTGGGCTATGGACCGGGCGGACGACCGTGCGATCGCGGATCTCGCGGTCGGTGCGGGTCTGCCTGTTTTTTGAGCAAGCGGGGACCCTACAGGCGAGCCAACACGCGGGGGCTCGCACCCGCGTTTTTTCTCTACTGGCGAGCTTCCATAGGGGGTCATATTCATGCCGACTCAGCAGCAGATCGCCGAGCATTTGGACCTTGATCAGTCGGCCGTTTCGCGGTTCGTCGACAAGGTTCGGCTCGATTACCGTGCGGCGTCGATCGACGAGATCCGCATCGCATACATTCGCCACCTACGCGAGGTCGCTGCAGGCCGCGCGAGCGAGACCGGCATCGATCTCGTCGCCGAACGCGCGATGACCGAGCGTGTCGATCGCGAGATTAAGCTGCTGACGCTGGCGGAGAAGAAGGGCCAGCTCGTCAACGCGGCGCAGCTCGAACAGGCGTACGGCCAGATGGTCGGCGCATTTCAAACGGAATTGCTGGCGCTGCCCGACAAGCTGGTGCAGGAGCTACGCACACTGTACGGCGTCGAGGTCGACGTCGAATGGTTGAACGAGCATGTCTATGGATGCCTTCAGCAGCTTTCTGAATACGACGCAGACGGTCCGGGCAGTGATTCGCCGGATCGCTCAGCTTCTGCGTCCGCCCGAGCGGATCGGGACGACGGAATGGGCGCGCAAGCATCGGAGGATGAGCGCGAAGGCGACGGCGACGCCGGGCCGCTATAACCCGAACATCACACCGTGGGTGTTCGGCATGCACGAAGCGCTTGACGATCCGACCGTGCAGAAGATCGTGTGCATGAAGTCCGCGCAGGTCGCGTGGACGGACGGCGTGCTGCTGAACTACATCGGCAAGCGGATCGACGTCGACCCGTGCCCGATGATCGTCATGTTCGCGAAAGAGAAGTCCGCGAAGAAGTTCAACCTCGAAAAATTCGAGCCGATGGTCGAGGTAACGCCCCGCCTATCGGCGAAATTGCCCGTGCACGCGGCGCGTGACAAGAACAACCTGTGGGATCACAAGACGTTTCCGCGTGGTTTCCTGAAGTTCATCACGTCGAACGCGCCGGACGACGTGAAGTCGACGCCGGCCCCGATCGTCGCGGTCGAAGAACCGGACGACGCGAACACGAACGTGCGCGAGCAGGGCGATTCGATCACGCTGCTGGAAGAACGGAACAAGAGCTATTCGGATAGCCGGCGCAAAGTTATTTTTGGCGGCACGCCGACCGTCGACGGCTTCTCGCGTATCCAACAGGCGTATCTGACGTCGGATCAGCGTGTCTATCTGGTCCCGTGCCCCGATTGCGGCGAGGAGCATGAACTGGCATGGGAGAACGTGACCTGGAGTGAGGATGCCGAGGTGGCGCATGAGGTGTTCGGCCGGGCACGACCCGAGTCGGCCCGCTACACGTGCCCGCATTGCGGCTCGTTGTGGGATGACTCGGCGCGTATGCGCGCGGTCCGGCACGGGCGATGGGTCGCGACGGCGTCGTTTCATGGCGTCGCCGGCTTCCGGCTGAACGAGCTGGTGTCGCCGTTCCCCGGCTCGCGCATGGCCGAGCTGGTCAAGAAGTGGCTGACGGCCGAGAAAGCGCTGCGCGAGGGCGACGACACGAAGATGCGTGCGTTCGTAAACAATTCGCAGGGGCGCGCGTACAAGTACAAGAGCGATCTGCCCGAGCTGGACGTGCTGGCCGAGCGTGCGATGCCGTACGCGGCATTCATGGTGCCGGCCGGCGGTCTGTTGCTGACGCTCGGCGTTGACGTCCAGCACGACCGGCTCGCGATCATCCTGCGCGCATGGGGGCGGGGCGAGGAAAGTTGGCTCGTCGTGTGGGACGAGATTCACGGCAACGTGCTGCATCAGGAAGCCGATCCACTGTCGGGCGGTGTATGGGGCGCGTTGACCGCGCTGCTGACGCACGGCTACCGGCACGAAAGCGGCGGCATGCTGCGGATTCGGGCGACGTCGATCGACTCGTCGGACGGCTCGACGTCGGACGCCGTATACAAGTATGTGCGTGCCGCGCAGAGGGCCGGACTGAACGTGCTGGCGATCAAGGGTAGTACCGAGGTCAACGCGGAGATTTTCAGCGTGCCGAAGGCGTCGGTCGATTCGACGCGCAACAACAGCAAGGCGGCGAAGTACGGGCTGCGTCCGTACATGGTCGGGGTTAGCAAGGCGAAAGACCTGATCCTCGACAACCGGCTGAAGCTCGACGGCGACGGACCGGGGCGCATGCACTGGTACGTCGGCGTGCGTTCCGACTATCTCGCGCAGGTGACGGCCGAGGTCAAGGTGCCGGGCCGCACCGGTACGAAGCGCGTCTGGCAGAAGAAGGCCGGCGGGCGTAACGAGGCGCTCGACTGCGAGGTCTACGCGCTGCACGCGGCGCGCAGCGTCAAGACTCACTTGATGACCGAGGCGCACTGGCGCGTCGAGCAGGTGCGCGTGTCGCAGGTGTCGTTGTTCGAAGCCGTGCCGATACTGGAAGCGCTGCCGTCCGCGTTGCCGATCGACACGTTGCCGGCCGAGCAGACAGATGTAGATCCGCCGCAGCCGACCGAGCCGGTGCAGCCGGCCGCGAAACCAATCGAAACCCCGCCTCCGAGCGGGGTTTCGCGCATTCAGGGCCGTCGCGTTGGGCGCTCGACGTATCTGAAGCGCCGCTAAACGAAGGAATCGCATGGCATACACAAAACAGGATCTGGAACGTATCCAGTCGGCGATCGCCAAGGGTGAGATGGAGGTGCAGTACGCCGACCGTCGCGTGCGGTATCGTTCGATCGACGAGCTGCGCGCGGCGCAGACCGAGATCATCCGTGCGCTCGATGGTGCGAGCGGCCGGTCGCGCATGGTGCGTCTGCGACACGCCGGCAAGGGGGTGCGATGAGCCGAACCTATCCGATGCTGTCGCAGCGTGGCTTCGTCGTGCCGACCCGGCTGAAGGCGGCGGCATACGAGTCGGCGAGCACGGGTGGGGCGCGGGCGAAGTCGTGGAAGGTGTCCGGTGCGGGGCCGAATGCAGCGGCGGTGCAGAACCTGCCGCTGCTGCGGCACCGCGCGCGCGACGCGATCCGGAACGACCCTTGGGCGAAGACCGCCATCGCGCGCCTCGTCTCCAACACGATCGGCTCGGGCATTCAGGCGCATCCGCAGCATCCGGACGACGCGACCCGCAAGCGCCAAAAGCAACTTTGGGACGAAACCGGCGAGGAGATCGACGCGGACGGCGTGGCCGATTGGGCGGGCCTGCAGACGCTGGCAGCCCGCACGTTCTTCGGCGATGGCGAGGTGCTGGTGCGACGGCGGCTCCGCAATCGTCGCGACGGGCTGGCCGTGCCGATGCAGATCCAGCTCCTCGAAGGCGACCTGTTGCCTGTCTGCAAGAACGAACGGGTGCCGGGTGGTGAGATCGTGAACGGCGTCGAGTACGACGACGAGGGCCGACGCGTCGCGTATCACCTGCTGCGTCGACACCCCGGCGAGTACAACCGCGCGAGCGTCGACAGCACGCAGACGGTCCGCGTGCCGGCCGACGAGATCGCGCACGTTTTCCTCGCGTTGCGGCCCGGCCAGGTACGCGGCGTGCCCGAGTTGTCGACCGTGCTGCTGCGGCTGCACTCGCTCGACAATTTCGACGACGCAGTGCTGTTCCGACAGGAGGTCAGCAACCTGTTTGCGGGATTCATCGTGAAGCCGCACGCCGAGCTGGGGCCGCTCGGTGATCCGGTGACGGGCGGGCCGATCGAGACCGATGTTGACGGCTTCTCGCCGGTCGTGTCGCTTGAACCGGGCGGCATGCAGGAACTGGCGCCGGGCGAGGACGTGAGGTTTGCGGCCCCGCCGGGCGCGGGCAACGACTATGCACCGTTCATGCGCCAGCAACTGATGGCGGCAGCGGCTTCTGTCGGCATGCCGTACGAAGTGCTAACCGGTGATCTGCGCGACGTCAGCGACCGCGTGCTGCGCGTGATCCTGAACGAATTTCGCCGCTCGGTTGAGCAGCTTCAGTGGAACGTGTTCATCCACCAGTTCTGCCGGCCCGTATGGCGCTGGTGGGTCGACGCGTGCGCGCTGTCGGGCGCGATGCCGATGCCGGACTACTACCGTACGCGCCGAGATTACCTGCGCGTGCGATGGGTGCCGCAGGGCTGGCCGTACATCCATCCGGTGCAAGACGTCACGGCGAAACGGATGGAGATCCGTGCAGGGCTGGCGAGCCGGACGGGCGCAGTGCTGGCCCGAGGCGACGACCCCGAGCAGGTGGACGTCGAGAATGCGGCCGATCAGGCGCGCGAGCAGCGGCTTGGGCTTCGCTATGACACACAGGTGCCGGCCGACAGCGGGCCGGACATGACGGGAGGTGAAGTTGAAACGTAATCGGAAGTGGTGGGACATCCGTGCGCAGGCGAACGCGGATGGCGGCAAGGTGGCCGAGATCCGGATCTACAGCGAGATCGGTTTTTGGGGTGTCGACGCGGAGCGATTTATTTCGCAGCTCGACGCGGCCGCAGCGGGCGCATCGTCGATCATCGTCGCGATCAATTCGATGGGCGGTGACGTGTTCGACGCCTTCACCATCTACAACGCGCTGCGGCGCTACGAAGGCAAGGTGAAGGGGCGCGTCGACGGGATCGCGGCGTCGGCCGCGTCGCTGGTGCTGATGGCATGCGACGAGATCGAGATGCCGGAAAACGCGATGCTGATGATTCACCATCCGCACACGATCGCGGCGGGTGAGGCCGGCGACTTCCGGCGCATCGCGGACCTGCTCGACAACGCCAGCGCCGGCATTCTCGCGGCGTACGTCAATCGCAGCGGCCTGTCGGAAGACGAGGTGCGCGCGATGATGGACGCGGAAACGTGGCTGACGGCCGCGCAGGCGAAGGAGAAGGGTTTCTGCGACACGATCGAGGCCCCGGTGAAGCTGGCGGCGTCGGCGAACGCTGCGCCGCTGCTCGCACGTTTCTCGTCGGTGCCGGATGTTGTCCAGGCGGCGATCGACGCGGCTGGCGATCCCCCCGCGCCGGTCCCTGAGCCGCCGGCACCGCCTCCCGAGCCGCCAGCGCCGTCCGCACCGATTGTCCCCGACGTCGGAGCGCTCGCCACGCACGTGTTCAACATGTTGCGCGAAGCGAACCTGAGCGATTGCGCGGAGGGCGTGATCGCTGCGACAGGCCTGCGTGATCGCGACACGGTCGATCGCGCGATCCAGAACGCGACGGACATCGCGGGGATCTGTCTCGCGGCGAATCAGATGGACCTGGCCGCGCAGTTCGTGGCGAGCGGTCTGACGCCGGACCAGGTGCGTGCACGGTTGTTCGAGCGCATGACGGCGTCGCAGCAGCCCGTGAACGGTCGGCCGGACCCGAAGTCGACGCCGGTTCCGCAGGCGAGTGGTCGCACGGTGCGGTCCTCGGACATCTACGCGGCCCGCCGCGTGGCGAATGCAACTTCTCAACGCTGAAAGGAGCGCTGAATGTCGAATATCAAGACGATGGGCACCTTGCCCGGTGAATTTCTGATCTCCGAAGGGCCGGGCGCGATCTCGCGCGATGCGGTCACGGTGGCGGCTGGCCCGGCACTCGCGGCCGGGACGCTGCTCGGCGCGATGGCGACGGGCGAGTATGCGCCGTACGACAACGCCGGCAAGGACGGCGCGGAGATCGCGGTCGGCATCCTGTATGCCCCGCTGCATGAATCGAGCGTCGCGCGTAGCGGCGTCGCGATCATGCGGCTGGCCGAGGTCGACGGACGATTGCTGACCGGACTGGATGCCGCCGGCCGCGACGATCTCGCATCGCATCACATCGTCATCCGCTAACCGAAGCGGAACCCATCCATCCGAAGGCCGCGCCGATGCGCGGCCTTTTGTATTTCAGGAACAGATATGGCAGACATCAATCTCTTCAACGACGACGCCTTCTCGCTGTCGTCCATGACCGCGGCGATCAACGAGCAGGAATACGTGCCCGGTCGAATCAGCTCGACGGGGATGTTCGACGAGGAAGGCATCACGACGACGGTCGTGCAGATCGAACGCGACGGCGACAAGCTGGCGCTCGTTGCAGCAGGGGAGCGCGGCACGCCTGCGCCGAACGTGGCCGGCAGCAAGCCGAACCTGATTCCGTTCAACACGGTGCACCTGCCGCAGCGTGCGGCGATCAAGGCTGACGAGATCCAGAATCTGCGCGCGTTCGGCTCGGATAGTGAGCTGGAAACGCTGCAGAACTATGTCAACCGTCGCTTGGCGAAGATGCGGCGCATGCTCGACGCGACGCACGAGTTTCACCGGCTCGGTGCGATTCGCGGCGTGATCCTCGACGCGGACGGCAAGCGCGTCGTCGCGAACCTGCTCGATAGTTTCGGCATCAAGCAGCAGGTCGTCGAATACGAGCTGTCGAACCCGAAGACCGAGATCCGGATCAAGAACGAAGACACGCTCGAAGCGATCGAAGACGCGCTCGGCAATGTGCCGTTCACGGGGGCGCGCGCGTTCTGCGGCAGCAACTTCTGGCGCAAGTTGCTGACGTTGCCGACCGTCAAGGAAACGTTCCTGAATACGGCCGCTGCGGCTGCGCTGCGAGGTGATCCGCGCGGTTCGATCGAGCTGGACGGCATCGTGTTCGAGCGGTATCGCGGTGCCGTGGGCGGTGTCCCGTTCGTCGGTCCCGACGAGGCGTATGCGGTGCCCGAGGGTGTGCCGGATCTGTTCATCTCGCGCTTCGCGCCGGGCGACTACACGGACGCCGTGAATACGATCGGCCTGCCGTACTACGCGCGGCAGGAACTGATGCCGTTCAACAAGGGTGTCGAGATCGAGGCGCAGTCGAACCCGATCCACCTCTGCACGCGCCCGCGTGCATGTATCCGTCTGAAGGCCTGACATGGCGTTCCGGGATCTGATCGCGGACGTCGACTCGGCCGTGCTGCGCGATCTCGGCGACGCGGATATCACGATCGACGGCCGGCCCGTCGACGGCATGTTCGCGTCGCCGTGGCTCGGGCCGGATCTCGGCAGCCAGCGCACGCAGTTGGTCGCGCCCATGTTTCATCTGCGGGATCGTGATGCCGTCGATGTTCGGCAAGGCAGCATTTTGGTCGCGAGCGGCGAACGGTATCGCGTGCTCGAGGCGCATCCGGACGGCACGGGCTGGACAATCCTCGTACTCCAGTAGCGCGTATGGACGACGTAAAAATCGAGATCAACATCAGCGAGGTGACGGCCGTTTTGCACGGGCTGTCACCGAACGCGATGCGGGCCGCGTGGCGGCGCACGTTGCGCAAGACGGCAGGTTGGATCAAGAGCCAGACCGCGAAGGAAGTCGGGGCGGCAACGAAGATCCCGCAAAAGGTGATTCGACGCCGGCTCTACTTCTTCCTGCGGTCGGCCGACACGGGCAAGGTGTGGCTCGGCCTGAATCCGATCGAGGCGCACCGGCTCGGTAACGCGATGAGAACCCGTAAGGGTATGCGGGTGGGACGCCAGTCGTTCGAGGGCGCGTGGCGGCAGACGAAGCTGAAGCCGGACGGCCCGATCTACGAGCGCGTCGGAAAGGAACGCATGCCGTACCGGATGGTGACGGTTCAATGGCAGCAGACAGGCGATCCGGCATTCCGACGCGCTGCGAAGGCGTGCGAAGACAGGTTGTTGGTGATCCTCCAGCAGGAGGTGAACTACGAACTATTGAAGGCGATACGACGTGCTTGAGAACCTGAAACAGCTACACGACGCGATCGAGCAGGGGCTGCGCATCAAACTGCCGGCAATGAAGCGGATCGAGGCATACCCCCGTCTTGGTCAGAAGATCGAAACGCCGTTGATCGCGATCGAACTGAGCGAGTTCGAACCCGGTCACGACGATGGAACCGACGACGTGCCGCTGATCGCACGCATGCAGGCGCGCGTCGTGTTCGATCCGATCGACGATGGTGCGGAGATGGCCGTGCGCGAGGTCGCGGCCCGCGTCGCGAAGGCTGTGCACATGCAGACGTGGGATCTGCCAATCACGCCCGGCAAGGTGGTGCAGGTTGCCGAGGATCCGTTCCGGCCGCAGCTCGACACATATTGCGTGTGGCTCGTCGAATGGACGCACGAATTCGGTCTCGGCATGGCGTTGGGCGAGATCCCGGACGGGCCGACGATCCGGTGGGGCGTCGATCCGGACGTTGGCCCCGGCAGTGAAGGGCAGTATTGGGATCCGGCGGATGAACGGGAGGCAGGTGCATGAGCGATTACGCGCTGGGCGAGATCGATCGCCGCATGGCGTGCATGGTGCAACACGGCACCGTCGAGGGCGTCACCTACCAGCCGCCGATGTGCCGCGTTCGCATCGGCGCATGGGTCAGCGACTGGATGCCGTGGAAGACGGCTGCTGCGGGCGCAGTGCGCTTCTGGCGCCCGCCGTCCGTGGGCGAGCAGGCGACGATGTTCGCGCCGTCCGGCGATCTGGCCGGCGCATATGCGATACCGGGCTACTACTCGGACCAGCACGGCGGCTCAGCGCGGGCCAGTCCGGCTGAAACAGCATGGGACTACCCGGATGGCGCGTCGGAGGTGTACGACCACGAGAAACACGAATACCGCGTTGATGTGCCGGCCGGCGGCAGGATCGTGTTCCGCATCGGCGGCACCGAGCTGGAGATGCGCGCGGACGGCGTGACGCTGCGCACGCAGCAACTGCTCGGCGATATCCCGGATTCGACGTTTACCGGGAACACGACGACTGAGAAGCTGCTGACGTTCAACGGCGGGATGCAGGGCAAGGGCGACGTTGCTGGCGGCCCGGCTGTCCAGGTGAACGGCGGTGCACGCTATACGGGCGACGTCGAGATCGGCGGCAAATCGTACCTGCGGCACTCGCACATGGAACAGGGCGACGGTGCGCCGGTATCGCCGCCGCTGTAACGAGTCCATTCTCGCAAAGTCACTTTGCCCCGCTTGTGCGGGGCTTCGTTTTTTGGGGATCACAGATGGCAAAAGACAATGCACAGGCTGCAACTCGCGACGCACCGACCCGCGCGACGTATCTCGACACGAAATTCCGCAGTCGCGTGATCGTGTTTCCGGACGGCGACGTGCTGCATGTTACTGCCGGCGAAGTCGTCGCGACGACCGCCGCGCATATCGCCTATCTCGACGCGAATGCGGATTACAAGCGGCTCGAGGAGCGCGGATGAGCAGGTCCGGATCGCTGGTCGGCATGGACAGGTGGACCGGGCAGCCGATCAGCGGTGTCACGCACCTGATACAGAGCATTGCCGACATTCTCGGCACGCGCAAGGGAAGCCGCCGCGAGCGTCCCGAGTACGGATCGGACATCCCGCTGATGGTCGACCTTCCGATTACGCGCGGATGGGTGTCTACCGCGCAAGCCGAGGCTGCGCGTGCGATCGGACGATGGGAGCCGCGCATCAGGCTTGCGCAGGTCAGGGTGCTGTCGGTGGTCGACGGCAAGGTGACGTTCGTGATTCGCGGCGAGTACGACGGCGCGGCCGTTGAAATCGAGGTGCCAACATGACGATCATCGATCTTGCTTCGCTGGACCCGCCCGATCTTGTCGAACTGCTCGACTTCGAGGCGGCGTACCAGATGAAGCTCGCGCATTTCAAGGCGATCTATCCGGACTGGACCGCTGCGCTGGAATCGGATCCGGTGGTGAAGCTGCTCGAGCTGGCGGCTTATGAGGAGATTCGTTTCCGCACGCGCGTGAACGACGCGGCACGGGCGACGATGCTCGCTTTCGCGACGGGTGCTGACCTGGAGCATCTGGCGGTGCTGTTGGACACCGAGCGGGCAGTCGTCGAACCGGGTGAGCCGAATGCCGACCCGCCGATTCCACGACGAATGGAGTCGGACGAGCGCTTGAAGCTTCGCGCCCAATTGTCGCCTGAGCGAGCAACCGTTGCCGGACCGTTTGCCGCGTACCGGTCGCTCGCGATGGACGCATCGGCCGACGTGCTCGACGTCGCAGTGGATCGACCCGAACCGGGAACGGTGCGGCTGACCGTCATGTCAGCGAAGGGGGACGGCGTGCCGGATCAGGCGCTGATCGACATCGTCCGCGCGAAGGTCTCGCCCGAGACGGTGCGGCCGCTTAACGACACGGTGCTGGTCGAGCCTGCGATCAAGATCGAGTACGCGATCGATGCGCTGATCTATGTCGGAAGCGGCCCGGATCCGAACGTGGTTCGGGACGCGCGGCGCAAGGTGCTCGACGGCGTCGTCGCGAAATCGCGCCGGCTGCGTGCGGGCATGCCGCGATCCGCGATCGAAGGGGCGCTGCATGCGCCGGATAGCGGCGTGACGGGTCTCGATCTGTCGACACCCGTCGACAACGTCGTGTGCGGCCCGCGCGAGTTTGCGCACTGCACGGGCATTCGTGTCGAGGTGAAGGCCGATGAAGCGTGAGGCACTACTTCCGGCGAATCAGACGCCGCTTGAGGCCGCGCTTGCCGAGGTGATGCGACCGAGCGTGGATCCCGAGATCCTGCGCACGTTGTGGGATGCCGATCGCTGTCCGGCCGCGTGGCTGCCGTGGCTTGCGTGGGCGCTTGCCGTCGACGGATGGGAGCTTGCGGAATCGGAAGACGCGCGGCGGGCGCTGATCAAGGGATCGATGGCGCTGCATCGGAAGAAGGGGACGCCGTGGGCGGTTCGGGAGGTGATTCGTCGGTTCGGCTTTGGTGAAGTGACGATCATCGAGGGGCGTAGCGGTCGCCGTCGTGACGGCACGATCGTGCGGAACGGGGAGCAGGTGCACGGCAAGGCGAGCGCGTGGGCCGAGTACATCGTGAAGCTCGATCAGCACATCACGCGTGATCAGGCGGACCGGCTCTGGAAGGCGATCGAGCGCTATGCGCCCGCGCGGAGTCAGCTTGTATCGCTCGATTACTCCGCCGTGCCGATCCGCCACAACGGTGTCGCGTGGCGAAATGGACAGTACAGCAGAGGGAGCATTGCATGAGCAATCTCATTGAAAGTGACCGTTGGGAAGACGGCATTTACCAGCTTGAGACGTCGGATCCGGTCATCGGTGGCCCGGACGGCATCGACAATTTGCAGGCAAAGCAGCTCGCAAACCGGACGCGGTTCCTCAAGAGGTTGGCTGAGGCCGGCCAAAGTAACTTGGACGCGCACGCGAATGCGGTCGATCCGCACCCGCAATATGCGACAAAGGCTGACCTTGCACAGCGGCTTGCCGAGTTGGTCGACCAATCTCCCGAAGCGCTTAATACGTTGAAGGAGCTGGCAAACGCGATGGGAAATGATCCGAATTTCGCGACCACCGTCATGAACGAGATCGCGAAGAAAGCACCGATCGATTCGCCGGTTTTCGCGGGGACGACGAAGGCTCCGACGCCGCCGCAGTTCGACAGCAGCACGAAGCTGGCGACGACGGCGTTTGTGCAGACAGCGCTGGGGAATCTCCAGTCGTTCACGATGAACTCTGGAACAAATGCAACGCTCACGCAGGCGCAGGCTGGCGGCGGGTGGGATATTTACGGCGCTTGCACGATCACACTTCCGTCAACAGTTGGTTTGCCGCTGGGTGCGTGCTATTCGTTCTCCGTGGGGGCTGCCGTCACGTTCAATTGTGTTGGCTCGGATCAGATCTATTTCAACGACAGCACTGCGACTACCACCAGCTTTGTCCCCGTCACTGGAACCGCATTCCGACTGGTAAAGATCAACGCTAACCAGTGGCTTGTTTTCTCGGAAGGGCGCGGCAGCGCATCCATTTCCCCAAACGGCTATCAGAAGCTGCCGAGCGGGCTGATTATCCAGTGGGGCACTGGTACAACACAATCCAGCGGTTCCGTAACGTTGACTTTCCCAGTGGCATTTCCGACTACCTGTAGAAGCGCAACGGCAAACAATTGGGGGGGCGGCACAGTGTATGTCGGCATCACTTCTTTTTCTGCGGCGTCAATGGTGGTTAATTCTGGATCGGTCGGCCAGAATTTCACGTGGATTGCAATCGGATATTAATCATGGGCAAAAAATACGCAGCATTCGACGCGCAAGGCAACATCACCGCGTTCTACGACAGCGTCGACAGCCCGGCTCCGCAGGGAGTGTCTGTCATCGGCATCAGTGACGAGCAGTGGCGCGATCTCATCAACGCTCAGTCTGCAGGCAAACTCCTCATCGTAGACAGTGCCGGGATGCCTGCCGCAGTGATTCCTCCGCCGCCGACGCGAGGCGAAATCGCCGCCGCCAAGCGTGCCGAGCGCGACTCGGCTCTCGGTGCGACCGACTGGCTTGTCGCTCGACATCAAGACGAAAAGTTACTTGGCAACGGGACGACGCTAGCGGCTGATCAGTTCGTGATGCTGCTCGGCTATCGGCAGTCACTGCGAGAATGCAGCGGAATGCCGAACTGGCCCGATGTCACGCTGCCATCACCACCGCCGTTCGTCAGCGAACAGGGCATCGCGCCCGCCTGACGCGCGCTTTCAATCACTCGCAATGCAGGGCCGCTCAAAACGAGCGGCCCCTTTTCTTTGTGGCTTTCTCGGAGACCTGAATGGCTGCTACATCTTTCTTTCACGGCGTGACCACCGTGCTGGTCGACACCGGCCCGCGCACGATCGCGGTGCCGTCGACGTCTGTCGTCGGCATCGTCGACACTTACACGCCGGGCGCGGGTCTCGTCGCACCCAACATGCCTGTCCGCATCACGAACGAATACGACGCGGTCGCAGCATTCGGCGAGACGAGCGCGATCACTCGCTCGATCCAAGGCATCTACAAGCAGAGCAAGACGGTGATGGTCGCCGTCGGCGTTGCCGCCGATCAGGACGATGCCAAGCTGACGTCAGCCGTGATCGGCGGCGTCACGGCCGGCGGTGCGCGTACCGGCATGCAGGCGCTGGTCGACGGCAAATCGCTGTTCGATCTGCAACCGCGGCTGCTCATCGCACCTGGACACACGGCCAAGCAGCCGGTCGCCACGGCGGCGGATTCGCTCGCCGCGAAGCTGCGCGCGATCGCGATCATTGACGGCCCGAACACGACCGACGAGGCCGCGATCGCGTACGCGAAGAACTTCGGCAGCAAGCGCCTGTACATGGTCGATCCCGGCGTGCGGTATTGGGACACGGCGGCGAACGCCGACGTCGACGCACCGGCATCGGCATACGCGGCCGGCCTGTTCTGCCAGACCGACGCGGCGATCGGCTTCTGGGCGTCGCCGTCGAACAAGGAGATCGTCGGCATCAGCGGCACGAAGCGCCCGATCGAATTCCTCGACGGCGACGAGACGTGCCGCGCGAACCTGCTGAACAACTCGAAGATCACGACGATCATTCGCGACGGCGGTTATCGACTGTGGGGCAACCGCACGCTGTCGGCGGATCCGAAATGGGCGTTCGTCACGCGCGTGCGGACGCTCGACATCGTCATGGACGCCGTGCAGGCCGGCCATAAGTGGGCAGTCGATCGCGGCATCACGGCGACGTACGTGAAGGACGTGACCGAGGGCCTGCAGGCGTTCATGCGCGATTTGCGGCGACAGGGCGCGATCATCAATTTCGAGGTCTACGCGGATCCGCAGCTCAACACGGCATCGCAGCTCGAGCAGGGCAAGGTGTACTGGAATATCCGGTTCACCGACGTGCCGCCGGCCGAAAACCCGATCTTCCGCTTCGAGGTCACGAACCAGTGGCTCACGGAAGTGCTCGACACGCAATCGTAAGAGGTAACACATGGTTCCGGAAACACTGAACAACATGGCGTTGTACGTCGACGGGCGCGGCTTCGCAGGCCGCTCGCCGGAAGTCAATCCGCCGAAGCTGAAGCTCAAGACCGAGGACTACCGCGCTGGCGGGATGGATGCCCCGATCAAGGTCGATCAAGGGATGGAAGCCTTGCAAGCTAGCTTCTCGATGGGAAGCCTCGAGCGCGATGTGCTGAAGTTCTTCGGGCTGGCTGATGGAAATGCGTTCAACGGCACGTTTCGTGGCGCGTTCCGCGACACGAAGGGCAAAGTGAAGGCGGTGGCGGCCATCTTGCGCGGGATGCTGTCCGAATACGATCCTGGCAGCTGGAAGCCCGGCGATAAATCGGAAGTCAAGTACACGGTGGAGTTGAGCTACTACAAGATGGAAATCGACGGCGCGGTGGTTCATGAATTCGACGTGCTGAACATGATCCGCGTGGTCGATGGAGTCGACCAGTTGGCCGACGTGCGCAAGGCGCTCGGCATGTGACGCAGGCCGACGTGACGGCCAAAGTTACTTTTTCACCATCCACGGGGCGGCCATGCGGTCGCCCCGTTTCATTTGAGGCACACAATGGAAACAACCAAGATCAAGTTGCGGTATCCGGTCAAATTCGACGGTGTGGTTCGCGACGAACTGGTGATGCGCCGCCCGAAGGTGCGCGATGTTCGCGCCGCGAGCAAGCAGGCGGGCGGCGACGACGCGCAAGAAGAAATCATCCTGTTCGCGCTACTCGCGGATGTGGCTCCCGACGACATGGAAGCGATGGACATGGCCGATTACGAGGCCATGCAGCGTGCGTACAGCTCCTTTCGATCCGCTCGTCCGGCTTCCAATCGCGACCGTGAAGGCGCTGGCAAAACGGATGATGCGGGAGTTCAGCGCGACACCGCAGTCGGTTGACGACATGACGCTCGACGATGTGGTGTGGTGGCTAACAGACTGAGCAGGGATTGAGCGGAGGCCGACATGGCACGGGATATTTCACTTGGCATCGTGATCGGCGGTGCCGTGTCGGCGACGCTTGGCAGGGCGCTCGCTGATACAAGCTCGAGGATCGCAGGGTTGCGCAGAGCCGCGACCGAGCGCGGCATGTGGCAACGGCAGATTGGCGAAACCATTCGGCTGCAGGCCGAGTTTCGCCGGCTGCACTTGGCCGGCGATAGCGCAGCTGAAGGGATCCGGCGCAGGCTGGAAACGAACCTGAGCGCGCTGCGTGCGGCCGGGTTCGAGGTGGATCGGCTCGATCGGGCGTACGCGCGACTCGGACGCACGATTCGCGGGCTGGAACTGCGTGCGCGCGGGCATGAACGGTTTAATGCGGGTATGGATGGCATGCGTAATGCCGCCGCCGACTCGGCGAAGCTCGGGGCGGCTGTCGCAATTCCGGCCGTTGTGTCCGCGCAATATCAGGCGATCATCCGCGATATTGCGATCAAGGCGGGCATCGCGCGCACGGAGCAGGAAAGCGCGATGTCGGATCGGATCCGACGCGACGCGCTGGCGAACGGGATGAACCGCAACGAGCTGGCCGATGCGGTCAACCAGATGGTTGCGGGCGGGATGGACGTCGACCGCGCGCTCAACTTCGGACCGGCCGTTGCGAAATTCTCGATCGGTCAGGGCGCGTCGAGCGTCGAGACCGCACAGATGATTCAGGCGCTGCAGCAGAACGCGAACATCACCGATCCGAAGGCGATGATGAAGGCGCTCGAGGCGATCGCCTACCTCGGCAAGGAGGGTTCGTTTGAGTCGGCCGACATGGCGCGGTGGTTCCCGGTGCTGCTGGCGGAAATGAAGAAGATCGGTATCACCGGGCAGGATTCCGTGACGCAGCTCGGCGCGATGCTGCAGGTCCAGATGAAGACGGCGGGCAATGCCGACGAGGCGGCGAACAACCTGAAGAACTGGTTCTCGAAGATCGGTTCTGGAGAAACCGCGAACAACTACAAGAAAGCCGGCGTCGATTACGAGGCCAAGATGAAGGAGGCGATCGGCAAGGGCTGGTCGACGCTCGAGGCATCGTTCGTGCTCGCGCGGGCGTACATTGAGCGTGTCGATCCGAAGAAGGCCGCGCAGCTTGCGGTTGCGGCGAAGCAACTGAACGCGGAGCTGGATCCGGCAAAGCGGCAGGCGCAGATGCGGGCCTTCGAGGACACGATGAAGACCGGCGACCTGTTCAATGACATGCAGGTCAAGGCCGCATTGACCGCCTACATGCAGAACGCCGAGCTGTACGAGAACCTGAAGCGCAACGCGGTGCAGGCGAGTGGCGAGATCGAGAAGGATCTCGCGGATCGTCGCGCGACCTCGAAGCAGATCTGGAGCGAGGTGCTGCAGCAGTGGGACGACGCGATGCGTAGCATCGGCGACGCGTTGCGGCCGGTCACGGACCTGGTCGGTAAGGGCGCGAAGAAGGCGGGCAAGACGGTGCAGGACGCGGCCGATTCCTCGCCGAAAGCAACGGCGGCGGTTGCGGGCGTCATCGGCACAGCAGTCGCGTATCGCGGGGCGCGAGCGCTGTGGAACATCGGTCGAGGCCTATTCGACATGGCGCGCGGGCGTTGGCTTTCTCGCGGCACCAGGGTGCGGCCCGGCGGTGGCGGAGCGGGCGGTGGAGGTGGCGGTCCCGGGTTCGACCCGTTGGGCGGGGCGGCCGGAGGTGTCCAGCGCGTGTTCGTCGTCAACTTCCCGGGTGGCGGAGGTGGGGGCGGCCCCGGTGGCGGTCCGGGAGATCTTGGCGGGGGCGGTCCTGGAGGCGGGCCGCCGGGTCCTCCGCCACCTCCTCCTCGGGGCAGGTGGGGGCGCGCTCTCGCGGCGCTACGTCGCGTCGCCGGACGCATTGCGCCGTACGCCGGGAAGATCGCCATTGCCGCCACCCTGCTGAAGATCGGACTGGCCGCGAAGAACGCATATGCGGTTGCGCAGGGCGACGACACGACCGCGCACAAGGTCGAGGGGTTCGCGGGCATCGGTGGCAGTCTGGCCGGCGGCTTTGCCGGCGCGAAGCTCGGCGCGGGGATCGGTATGTTCGCGGGTGGTCCGATCGGCGCAGCGGTTGGCGGTGTCGTGGGCGGTGCAATCGGTACGTTCGCCGGGCAAAAGTTATTTGCCACCCTCGCGCGGTGGACGATGGGGAAGAAGGACGAGGAGAGCGACGCAGCCAAGGCGGCAGCGAAGGCGGCGTCGGCGGCGAATCCGGATTCGCCGCAGGCCCGGCCGTTCAAGGTGGAACAGCAGAATCAGTTCTCGCCGACATTCAACGTCAAGGTGGAAGGCGTTGCCGACGCTCAGATCGCGGACAAGCTGCTCGCGCAGCTCAATCCGCAGCTCCAGCGGGCCATGTCGGAATCTCTCGAGAAGAGCAATCGGTCGGCGATGTTCGATGCGCCGCATCTGTAAGGGGAAATCGCATGGATTTTGTATCGAGCGTGACGAAGGCGGCGACGCAGGCGAGCATCGCGTCCGAGCGCGTGCGTCAGGTGGTTCGCGTGTTCGACCGGAACCGTGCAGCGAGTCGGAACACCGTCGAGGTGTTGACGAAGCTGGCCACGGGAAACCTCAAGTCGGCAGCGGAGCTGCTGTCAGGCGCCACCAGTTTGCTGTCCGTGGCCGGCGACCTGAGTCCGAAGATCGGCACAGTGCTGCGCAGTTTTTCGGCGACGGGCGCGGCAGTGAACAACGTGCTCAAGATGGTGGGAGCGCTGAATCACCCCCTGATCCGGTCGGCTGCAAAGAGCGTCATGGGTGCGTTGAAGGGCGTGCAGACGCAGTTCACTGCGTTGGTCGGCGAGAAGACGATGGGGGCGCTGAAGTCGTTCGCGAAGACGACCGGTCTCGGCTCGGTTTTCTCTGGCCTGTTTGATGGCGCAAAGTCTTCTACCCCTCATCTGCTGACGCTGTCGGTGGATGACGGCGTCTCGTTCCATTTCGGGTTGTCGACTGCGGCGTTCGACAAACTGCGGCGCTCGACCCGCTACAAGGTCGCGTCTCAGGAACGCCTGAACCGCGAGGAGGCGGCGCAGGCGGTGAGCCGAGGGGGCGAGACGATCACGCTGTCCGGCGTCGTGTTTCCGGCGCTCGGCGCGGGATTCCGACAGGTCGAAACGCTGCGCGCGATCGGCGCGAAGATGAAGCCCGTGCAGCTCACGGCCGGCACGGGCGACGTGCTTGGCCGCTGGTATCTGCAGGGCGTCGACGAGGAACAGGAGGCGATCATGTCGGATGGTGCGCCTCGCAAACAAACCTACAGTCTGGAGTTTGTCCGCTATGGCGAAGACGCTCAGAACCTCTGACGGGGACGTGCTCGACACGCTCTGCTACAAGCATTACGGGACGCTGTCCGGCACCGTCGAGGCGGTCTACGACGCGAATCCGGGTCTGGCTCGAGAGGCGCAGCCGTTCAGATCCGGCGTGTTGATCGTGATGCCGGACCTCGAGGTGCCGCGCGACGAGCCAATCCAGTTGTGGTCGTGAGGGAGGAGCAATGCGAGCTATTTTCCAGATCGTCGCGAACGGCGACGACATCACGCGCGTCATTCAGGACCGCGTGCTGCGGATCCAGACGACCGACAAGCCCGGCCTCGAGGCGGACGATTGTGAGATCGAGCTGGACGACCGGGACGGCAAGGTGCGATTCCCGCCGAAAGGCGCAACGCTGAAGGTCTCGCTCGGTTGGGAGGGGCGGGGCTTGGCGATGCTCGGCGAGTACGCGATCGACGAGATCGTGTTGCGCGGACCGCCGGCAACGATGGTCATTCGCGGTAAGCCGGCGAACATGCGGGCGACGTCAAAGACGCATCGCTACGGCGGCTGGACGAACGTCAAGCTGGCCGACATCGTCGGCGACGTCGCGCGTCGCAACAAGTGGGCGGCCGCGTGTTCGGTCGAGGCCGTCGTGCCGCGTGCCGATCAGTTCGGCGAAAGCGACCTGCACTTCATCACGCGCATCGCGCGGCAGTATGGTGCGACCGCGACGGTGAAGGCGGGCAAGCTGATCGTCGGGCCGATCGGCGGCGGCAAGAGCGCGAGCGGCAAGACGCTGCCGTCTATCGAGCTGACGCCGGCGGATCTCGCCGATTACGAGATCACGTTTCCTGACCGGGCGAGCTTCGTCGCGGTGCGGGCGAAGGTGCACAACGCGAAGACCGGGAAGAAGATCGATCTCACGATCCCGAATCCGGATGCGCCGCCAGGTGCTGCAGCGGTTCATACCGAGCGCCATTCATACGCCAGTCCGGAGGCCGCGAAGGCGGCGGCGAAATCACGCCTCGAGAAGCTGAACCGGCATACCGCGAAGAGCGTCCTTCGCATGCGTGGCCGGACGGATATCGCGGCCGAGAAGACGGTGAAGCTGAAAGGCTTCAAGCAGGAGGCCGACGGCGAGTTTCTGGTCGAGTCGGTGAAGCACACGTACGCCGGCCGCAGTTGGGAGACGTCGGTGGAACTGAACGCGGGCAACAAGGGGAAGGCGAAGGCCGGTCACGGCAAGAAGCCGAAAAAGAAGATTGATCTGGTAGTGCCGGCACCGCAGAAGTAACACACGTGTCGGTCGTTTTTAGCAGCCGCCTCGAGGCAACTCGGGCGGCTTTTCTTTTTTCAACGGGGGTGGGATGCAAGACCACGAAAAGACGATCTTGGAGCTGATCGTCATGGGCGGACTGATTGGCATCGCGAAGGTGCTGGTCGGGGGCGAGCAACTGACATTTCGGCTCGTTGCCGGTCGGGCAATGTTGGGCTCGGCGACATCGATGGTTGCCGGTATCGCGCTGCTGCAAATCCCGGATCTGCCGCCGATCGCACTGCTCGGCCTCGGGAGCGCGCTCGGCATCATCGGATCGCAGTATCTGGAGGTGCTGCTGCGTCGTAACGCGAAGCGCCTGTTCGGGGAGAAGTGACGATGGCACTAATCGACATCGCCGCGGCTGGCGGCAAGAATCGCGTCGCGTTCCTCGACATGATCGCAGTGAGCGAAATTGGCTCGGTGCTGCTCGCGAAGTCGGACGACGGCTACAACGTGCTGGTCGGTTCGACGCCGTCGCGACCGCTGCTGTTTGCAAGCTATGCGGCGCATCCGAATGTGCTCAACCGGCGGATCCCGGTGCCGTCGACGGCGGCCGGCCGCTATCAGATCCTCAATCGCTGGTGGCGCATCTATCAGGCTCAGATGAAGCTGCCGGATTTCGGGCCGGTCTCGCAGGATCGGTATGCGCTGCAGCAGCTGCGCGAGCACGGTGCGCTATCGCTGATCGACGCCGGCCGGTTTCGTGAGGCCGTGGCGAAGGTGTCGAACGTGTGGGCCAGCTTGCCGGGTGCCGGATATGGTCAGCATGAAAACCAGATCGGGCATCTGCTGGCGGCGTATCAGGCAGCTGGCGGGGAGGTCGCATGAGCTGGATCGATCCGCGTATCTGGCTGGTCGTGATTGCCGGCATCGTCGCCGGCTCGGCCTGCGGCTATTTCAAGGGCCACCGGGACGCCGACCAGTCGGCCAAGGTTGCAGCGCAGGCGAAGCAGATCGACGAGCTGGCGACCGAGCGTGACGAATTTCGCCGCCAATCGGCGGCACAACAGGAGATCGCAACCGATGCTGCGAAAGAACGTGATCAGGCGCGCGTTGATGCCGCTGCTGCTGCTTTTGCTGCTGACGGCCTGCGCAGACAGGTCGCCGCGCTCGTCGCCGGTATTCGCCGTTCCGCCACTTCGGCCGGAGGCTCGTCAGCCGGCGACGCCCTCGATCTGCTCGCCGACGTGCTCGGCCGGGCTGATGCGCGAGCGGGAGAGCTGGCAACGATCGCTGACGAGCGAGGCATCGCCGGCCAGCAGTGCGAACGCAGCTACGACGCGCTGACGAGCGACGCGCAAGCAGATCCGCCGCGATAGCGTGGCATGCGAGGCCGGACGGCCTCGAGAGAAACAGGGCGACCGGCGGGCGTGCGCGAACACGCTCGCCGGTCGCCTTTCCACTGTCTGTGCCAGTGAATCGGCCAAGGCCCTGCTACCTACCGGTAGGCGGGCCGGATTCTACACCAAGTTTTAAAACGGCTTTCACAATGGCAAATCCCATCATTCCTTGGATCGGCGGCAAGCGTCGTCTTGCAGACCATCTCATCCCACGTTTTCCCGCGCACGACTGCTACGTCGAAGTGTTCGCCGGTGGGGCGGCGCTGTACTTCCTGCGCCCGCCGGCGAAGGTCGAAGTGATCAACGACGTGAACGGCGAGCTGGTCAACCTGTACCGGGTCGTGCAGCATCACCTGGAGGAGTTCGTGCGGCAGTTCAAGTGGGCGCTGACGAGCCGGCAGGTGTTCGAATGGCTGAAGCAGACGGTCCCGGAAACCCTCACCGATATCCAGCGCGCGGCGAGGTTCTATTACCTGCAGAAAAGTTGCTTTGGGGCGAAGCTGGAAGGACAGTCATTCGGCACGGCGACGACAACGCCGCCCGGCCTGAATCTGTTGCGCCTCGAGGAGGAATTGTCAGCGGCCCACCTTCGGCTTGCTAACACGTTCGTGGAGCGTTTGGATTGGGCCGCGTGCATCGATCGTTACGATCGGCCGCACACGCTGTTCTATCTGGATCCGCCGTACTACGAGACGGAGGGGTATGGCGTGGCGTTTCCGTTTGCCGAATACGAGAAGATGGCCGTGCGGCTGCGTTCACTCAAGGGCCGGGCGATCGTGAGTTTGAACGATCACCCGGACACTCGGCGTGTATTCGACGGGTTTCACATCGAGACCGTGCCGATTCAGTACACGGTCGGAGGTGGGAGGGGCGTCGAGCGGAACGAACTGATCATCTTCAGCTGGGATGACGCGGCGGAGCCGGTTGGACTCTTCTAGGAGGCAAGGACCGGTGTTGATATCAGCGCCGGAAACTGCGGGACGCAATGGCGCGGGGGGTATTGACGAGCGCTCGCCGCTATCCGTGCACTGAGGGGGCACCTGCAGGAATTGACAGTAATTGAAGAGTTACATGGCGCTGCCTCTCGACAATCATATGAAGATACGGTATCAACGTCCCAATCAAAAAAATGAGGGCAATCGGAAGTGAAAAGGAGCTACTTGCTCGTCGGCGACAAGTCGAGTTCTGGCGGGGTTGTGACCGCCGGAATCTCGAATACGTCAATCAATGGTCAACAGATGACCCATCTTGGGGCTCCGGTCGCGTGTCCGGCATGCAAATCGGTGGGGCATATCGTGCCAGTCGGCCCGCGTTGGCCGGATGGCTGGATGGGACAGAAGGTCGCCCTGGAGGGGGACAAGGTAGCGTGTGGCTGTCAGCCGATGCCGGTCATGCTTGCCTCGCAGAGCATGATGTTCGAGCAATACGACGGCGATGGGCTTTCCAGCATGGGTTTTGCCGCCAACTTGGCAGCGCTACCTATCGAGCAATGGTCGTACATTGCATTCAAGGCAAACGATATCGGTTCGCTGGAAGGGCTGCGATGCGTGGCCCATTTCGATGACGGCACAACTGCCACCGGTACCTTTGATCATCAAAATACGGTGCGTTTCGAGAACCCGTCGGGCAAGGTATGTCAGCGGGTCACGGTGTCGGCAGATGCCGATGAGTCGAGTGGCACGTTCTTCGACTCCTACGCCGATACCCTGACAACATAAGAGGCCCGACATGCCCCACGAATATCCTGCAATCGCGACGAACGACGACGATTCGATTCACTACACTGGATCCTATCCGGTGAATCAGCAACACCAACTAGATGGGTTGCTCGAGAAATCACTTCAACAGTTCGAAGCGGCGGCGCAGAAGATTGCCGTCGACTTCATCCAGGACGCGAAATTCCGCCAAGAGTACATGCGCCAAATTGGCGAGGTTCCGAAATTGGTACGTGCGGAGGTGGCCGCAGGCCGTGTCGGCCTCGAGGAGGGCGTTCGGTTCGCGCAAACGCTGCGGAACCAGATTATGAAGGAGACTCGCGCAGCAACGTCGGCTGGCACTCTCGCGGTGGCCGAGCGCCACAAGAAGGAGGGGCTTTCTGAGCGATTTCTGCTAGAGCGGTATAGCGTCCTGCAGACTGAACCGGCGGCAAAGAAAATGTCTGTGTTCGAGTTGAAGCAATATGTGACTAATATCGTCGAAGGGCGCTTGCCAAGTGCATTCGATCGATTGAACGCGGAGCAGCGCGCGAAGGTGTACTACGCGATCATTGATGCAAGTGGCCGGGACAGTGTCAAGTTCAGCGGATTGGCCACCAAACTGGCGGCAACCGGAAAGGTGTTCACGGCCATGACTGCGATACTGGCCCTTTATAAGGTTGCGACATCGGGCGACAAAGTTCAGGAGATCAACCGGCAGGGCTCGATTATTGGTGGCTCATTGCTTGGCGGCGCACTCACGGGCGCAGCTGTGTCGACGGTTTGCGGTCCCGGTGCGCCGATATGTGCGTTCGTGTTGATTGCCGCTGGTAGCCTTGCGGGCGCGCACTTGGCAGAAAAGGGAAACGAGCTGTATCAGGAAGAACTGCGAGAGTTCATGAAATGGCAGATTCGATAGGCACAATCGAGCGACAGAATTGCTGGCTCACGATGTCGGACTTGTTCGTCGATAACGAGGTGGACTATGGGGGCATCGCAGACTCACTGGTTCAGCATTGTCCGAACATGACGGATGCGGAGTTGAAGCGAACCTACTTCGACGAGGTGGCCCCCGTATTGGGCGGTAACGGCTTGTCGCCGGCACCCGCAGTGTGGACCGGATTTGATGGGGACCAAGTGCTACGGGATATCAGTGGTTGGCTCGCACAGCAGCAGTCTTCGGCCTACTATCGCGCTACCGGTTGTGTGTGGCGGGCCATGTGCCGATTGTTGTTCAAGTCGATATGGTCGGAACTGGAGCGAGAGTTGCTCGCGTCAAGACAAACTAGGTGACCGAAGTCGAGCGGAGCATGGGGGCGCTTTCAAGCGCCCTTTCTTGCGCTGTTGTCAGACCTAAAGTTGCTTTGGCTGCCCGAGTTTGCCAGCAGCCCTGACGCGTAAGAGCGAAGTTCGCCTTTCGGTCAGTTGCCGGAGACGACGACCGGCGGCTGCCGGCCGTCTCCGGTCGCTCACCGTCATCGGCGTTTGATAATTCGAGCGGCGGTTGACGCTGGGTAAGAGACATTTAGATGGCCGAGCGTCGGGCGGCAGAGATCACTCGCCTTTGACCTTGTTGTGTGTGCGGTACCCATGCAGTCGATCCTTGCGACCAATGGCATCACGCTCGAGCAGTTCGCGGCGCTGCTGGATACACCCGCGTTCGTCGCGACCCTGCGCGATTCCCGCCAGCAGATGAAGGAACACGGTGCGGCGGCTGTTCCCGCCGCCACGATACCGGGAAGTCTTCCGCTGCTATCACTTCAATTTATTTTTTAACAGATCAACTAGCTCGTCAAATTCACACTTAAATTTCGCACAAACCGTTGCCGACAATCTGTCGAGGCATTGTTGTTTTGAAAGGGCGACATTTTTGCTAATTTCATAAAATTCGCTATGTTTGCCGGCCTGCAGGCCGTATTCGAGGATGCCTTTGATTTCCTCGGGCTCGACAGAAAGAGCGATGGCAGCGGCATCGCTAACCTCAGTTGCTTTTTGAATAATCCATGCTTCTGGCCAAGTCTCGCCAGGCAAATATGCGACACGATCTGCGTACCATTTTTGAAACTCGGCATCTGTCTTTTCGGCCATATTCTTGGCATGATTAAGATTATTTTTTGCCAGAGCACGCTGATCACCATCAAAAACAGCAAGTGTGGGCCTTTCATCTTTTCTAACATAAAGTGCAGCGAGTTGTCTGGCAATCGATGTTGCCGAACCAATCACCTTAATAGTAACCCTGGTACGGATGGCAGCCGGCAGAGTTGCTTGCAATAATGACTGGGCCACCTCATCTTCAACGAAAATATCCAGTTCGTTTCCGCCCGGTGCGCCCATCTTGGCGAACGCAAATTCTGGAGAAATTCCCCCGATCAACTTCGTCTTTTCGCCGACCGTTTCAACGTAAAATCTCGCGTCGTCTGGCAAGCACTCGAAAATCTCTTTGGAATGGGTTGTGCAAATTACCTGGGTTTTCATCTCCAAACAAATTTCCTTGAGTTTTGCCATAAAAAGCTTTTGAGCCTTTGCGTGCAAACCCAATTCAATCTCGTCCATGACCAGCAGCGCACCTTCCCCAGCAGAATATATGGTCGAGAATATCTCAAATAGGGCGCTTTCTCCGGCACCCATGTTGAAGCCGGAATATGTAATCGCTCCAACTTTTACTATTGGGAGGCTGTAACGAGAATGCTCAAGATATCGAAAATCGTCGTATTTTTTTCCTAAAATGTAGCCAACAGCATCCCGTACTTTTTTTTCCCATCCTTTGGGTTTAACGCTCGCAAATGCCTTAGAGTAAGACCGCGATTGACTCCGCTCGCTGTGAGGAACTATACGCTCAATACCCAGAAAAACAACGGTTCGATTGACTCGGGAGTCATAGTCGTTCCATTTTCCGCCCTTGTTTTTTCTTCTCATCTGATAACCAAGCCCCTTTCCATCAGGCAACCTTTCAGAAGGAAGCCATCCATCGTGGGCAATTAAATACCATATTTCAATGCCGTCGGGGGGGCTGCTCTTCTTTGTGCTGAATAAAGAAGTCTGAGAAGGTGTAATACGGATATTTTCTTCGAGGTAGCTTGTAAGCAGCTTTGTCGCTATGAAACGCGCAACAGGAGATTGCCAGAATCGTTGATTTTCCCGCTCCAT